GGGACCAGCTTTACGGTGGGAATGTTAGCGGATAGTTATTCGCAATCCGACGTGACGATATTCGTGGATAAAAAAGAACCACTGATAGACGAAACGGCCGGGTATGTGGAACCTGACGGAACGATAGTCGCCTCGCCCACGCTGACGCCCGTCCCTGATCCCAACGCGGACCCGAACATCGACCCCACCGACCCTATTGATAACCCTGATGTGCCCGCTGTCCCTAGCCCGGTTCTACCAGGCGGACCCCTTATCTGAAGAGTATGGCTTTCACACAACTACCACTCACCGCGTCCTACCGTCTTGTTGGGCCGGATCAGACGGCGGTCGACCTCCACGAGGATATTGTTCGCGATCTGACCGACGATTTACACCTCGACCGTCTGATTCGGTCAGCACCCGGTTGGGACCAATATGTCGCGAACCAGCGTATACCTGAAGCGGAGCAGCTTGCGTTCTGGAGAACGAAGGTTCGTACGCCGGAGCCGTTGAACGACGACAATGTCTATGTGGGGTGGAGTGATTATTGGGCGTCTGTTATATCTTTCCGTTCGCAACCACAGTCTGTGTCCGAAGAAGAATTCACAACTTCGGCAAATAAGAACAGTAGGGGCAACCTCCTCGGCACAGCAGAGACATTTGGATTTGCAGCTTCCGCAGTCTCCGCGGCGCTCGCCGCTGGGACCGCACGGAAGGGTGTGGATACAAAAAGCATTCCGTTATCGAGTCTCGCGAAGAACGGCATTACCCAACAGCTTGGGCTACTTCAAGACGATATCCTCTACAACCTCTCGCTCTTGTGTAAGAATGTGTTGGAACCCGTCAAGGCAAAATATCCCAACATTATTATTGTGAGTGGGTTTCGTCAGGTGAATACTGGAATCGGACAGCACGAACGTGGCCAAGCAGCCGATATTACAATTCCGAGTGCGGAAGATACGTTGATCTATGAGGTCGCTGATTTTATTGCTAAGACATTGCAGTTCGATCAGGTGATTCTCAACTATAGTGTGCGACGATCACCGTGGATTCATGTATCGTTCTCATCGACGGGGTTGCGTCGTACGGCACTCACACGAGACTTTGATGATACGTTTCACAGGGGGCTCTTTCTGATCACCGAGAAAACCGGAGAAGACCGCGCGGCCGCGCTCCGCGAACAGGCGGAGTATCTTGGTAAGATTGATGGGGAACTAACAATTATAGAGAGTCGGCATACGGCCTTGAATCCACAGACCGTGATTGGTGATGCGACGGCGCCCGGCATGGGAAGTGCTAAAGAGGATGGTGTTGCCCACGGTGGTGGAGAATGTGGTGAACCAGATGGCACTATTCCAAACGAGTTCGAAATCATAAAGACAGTTTATGGGGATGGGAGTGCATGGGATCTTACTACTCACGAAGGTAGCGGAGATTTTACCAACGCATGCGTCCTCGCGCTGCCTGGGGAATGGGGGCATTTTATGAAGAATCCCGGGCAAACACAACACAACGGACACGCTGTCGACGCGATAGCATATCTGAGTCCCACACCGTTGTATAATGGCAAATACGTTCAGGACGTTGACATTATCGGGTCGTCCGGCTCCACTGATGCGGCGATTCAGTGGGCTTCTCTGTGCGCGCCTGCGGGCAATACACCAGATGGTCGCGGCCTTGATCCGAACTCCCATTGGGAGCGACCTTAATCTTACACACTAAATACTAGTGACATATGCCTGAGATACCAACCACTTTCACCAAGACGCGGCCATATAAGGATGTCTCGCTGACATTTGCGCGGAACGTGGTGACATCTGATGTGGTGGCCGTGACCGGTGAGGATGCGGTAAAACGGTCGATAAAACTTCTGCTCATGTCGCGTGCGGGAGAAACGCCGTTCTTTCCCGAATTTGGTTCGCGCATCTTCACGTTGTTGTTCGAACCCATCGATCCGATTACGACGGTGCTGCTACAGCATGAGATACAAGCCACGATTGAAGCGTATGAGCCACGTGTAAACATTCGCCGACTCACGGCGACGCCATCGAGTGATGAACAGGGATATGATATCGATTGCCTTTTCAGTATTGTCAATCAAGTGGCACCGGTGACATTAACACTCTATCTCAGCAGATTAAGATAAGCTATGCCCACTACACCAGCACAACTACCGATTGCAGAATTGGATTACGATCAGATTCTGAGTAATCTGATCGCCTTCATGAAGGACGATCCGACCTTTTCGGATTATGACTTCACGGGGAGCGGCTTGCGTCTGCTGTCGCGTGTGCTGGCGTATGTGACCTTCTACAATAACTATTATGTGACCGCGGCGGTGAATGAGTCGTTTCTGGACACCGCACAACTCCGGTCGTCAATTGTCTCTCACGCCAAGATGTTGGGGTACAATGCGCACGGCACACAGAGTGCGGTGATTACCGCGAACGTGACGGCGACCATGACCAGTTCTTCAGCAACGTCCGTCACGTTGCCCAAGAACACAAAGTTCGAACTGGCTAACGATACGTCGTACCTGTTCTATACGACGGATGATACGGCGCTGCTCCAGAATACCACCACAGCGAACAACTATGAGGCGTCAGATGTGCTGCTGGTTGAGGGGCGCCCGGGGTCGTTTCAATTCACGGTCGACGTGAACGATCCAACGCAACGCTTTATTATACCCAATGCGAATGCGAGTTTCTCGCACATCAGTGTCGTCGTACAGGAGAGCGCGTCAGCTAATACACGCACGACGTTCGTCCAACCGACCAATGTCGCACTCGTCAACGATGCCAATGCCATTTTCCTCGTAAGTGAAGCGTATAACGGCTATCCCGAATTGACGTTTGGGAATGGTGTCATTGGAAAGAAGTTGGTACATGGCAATATTGTCCATGTGGATTATTACATCAGTCGCGGCGCCGCCGGTAACGGAATTCGTGGCCCCTTCACCATCAACGATGCATCCTTCACCGCCTCTGGGCTCGCCCGTGGTGTGACTGCGACGATTGATGCCAATACCGTTGCGAGTTACAATGGAACCGATGCGGAGGATGTCGACCAAATTCGCTATGTTGCGCCGCTCATGTATTCCGCACAGAATCGCTGTGTTACTGGGGAAGACTATAAGGCATTAATTCTTGCGGAATATGGCGATAGCATTGCGGCGATTAACGTCTTTGGTGGGGAGGAGGGCAACCCGAATGATGCGAACGAACGCCCTGCGTATGGACATGTTTATATTGCCTTGAAACCCAAAGTGGGATTGCGCTTTACAGATTCGACGCACGATATCATTATGCAGACGGTGGTTGCTCCACGCCAGGTTATTGGGGTGCTTCCTGAAATTGTGATTCCTGACTATGTCTATGTGGTGGTCCTGACCAAGGCGTTGTATGACACGAAAGCGACCACGCGCAGCAAAGACGCGCTTGTCGAGGCGATTAAGACAGGCATTTCGGAGTATGCGACGACTGCGGTGGAGAAGTTCGATACCGCATTTCGTTTCTCGCGTCTTGCACGGGCCATCGACGATACCGATCCCGCCATCTCTAGTTCGCTGACCCGCATAGAGATACAGAAACGCGTACATCCCACACTCAATGCTAGCAATTCGCTGACACTCAAGTTTGGTGGGCCACTGTTGCGTACGGGAACGGAGAGTGTCATTCTTCCCGCGACACAAGACACAGGGCACCGATTCGGTTATACCGCTGCGAATGGAACGTCGTTTTCGAACTGTTATTTTGCTGAAGCAAACAATGTGTTGCAGGTCGTCGGATTGTCGAACACCGCCACGAGCGCGGCGCAAACACTGGTGGTCGTGCAAGATGCGATTGGCACGGTGAACACTACGACAGGCGTCGTCACCATTGCAGGATTTATTCCGACAGATATTGAGGGTGACGAATTGGACATTCGGCTCAATGCGCTGCCCGTACGGTCTGATCTGGTGCCGAGCTTAAATCGGCTATTCACAGTTGATGCGACTAGTATCCGTGTAGATGTTGCGGATGATGCAGTAACGACAGCCGCCACCGATTTCTATCAAGGCGGCCGGTTGCGGTAACATCTTATGCGCCCTTATATTAACGGCCAAGATTTCACGCATCTCATTAAGACGGCAATTCCCGATTTCGCGGAAAGCGAGTATCCGGTTTTTGTCGAATTTGTGACGGCGTTTATCCGTTTCCTTGAAGAAGGGCGAACAACGTCGACAAAAGCAATCACGCCGGCGTATGGTCCCCGTGAAACACTGCTCACAGGTACAGTCTCAAATACATCTCCCACTGCGCTCACAGGCACGGGCACATTATTCACTACAGAGTTGGTTGCGGGGCAATCCATCCTGCTTGGGGGTACCACCACAGCCATCATACAGTCCAGCGAGTCCGCAATCGCCAATAACACATTTCTGGAGTTGGCATCGGTTCTGACAACAGGGGTGTCGAACGTCAGTATTGCGTCTGCTGTATCAGCAAATACGACGACTGTGTATGGTGGCCCGTTATATGAAACGCGGCGCCTGTTGGAGTATCGAGACAGTGCCACAACGCTTGATGAGTTCAAGACCCAGTTCATGGGCATGTTTGCTAAGAACTACCCACAATACGCGCACGTTTCTACTGATTGGTTTGTGCGTAGCCTGCACGATTTCCACCAGAACAAAGGCACAGAAGATAGCATTAAGTGGTTCTTTCGCGTCTTCTTTAATACGGATGCTGAACTGTATTACCCACGCACCGATATTCTTAAAACCAGTGATGCTACGTGGTCTGCGCCGCTGACGTTGAAAGTACAACTAACTGGTGCGGGAGCCGAGGCGGATGTCGCGGCCTATTATGCGGGGCAAATGGTTAAGAGTGCGACAGCAGTCGCAGAAGTCGAACGTGTTGTCTCGTCACTCGTCGGACCAGAACAACTTCAGATTCACGAATTGCATTTGCGGTTTGGAAGCAGCCACGGCACGTTCAGTGCTGGGCAAACGCTGTTAAATGTAGATACGGCGACGCAAGTCGAAACAACTATTCTGGCGGTAATTTCCAGTATTACCGTCGGCGGTGCCGGCACCGACTATGCGGAAGGCGACATTGTTACTATCACGGGGGGTGGTGGATATGGCGCCACCGCGCACGTATGTTCGACTACATCCGGCGCAGTTGCCGGCATCTCGGTGGCCAACGGTGGTGGTGGATTTCTTGTCAACGAACCCGCCATCTTCAGCAGCGCGTCTGGTATCGGTGCGTCGGCGTACGTCTCTGTCCTAGAGAACACGGACGATTCGATCTATCTCGATCTAACAATCGAACCCTTCTGTAACGCCACCGCGACCGTGACCATGGCAACAGCAGACTATGGTGATTCCATTGGTGTCACAGCATTTGACGGTAAGGATCTCGATGTTCTTTTGTCGTATGTGTTCACCTCGGCC